GATTTCGAAGGTGGTATGTGGCCATCAAAGTTTCATATAATTTTTGATGATTTCCACACTATGAATACTAATACGAATGGTTTCTTAGTTGGTACAACTGGCAACTCTTCAGCTACTGTAGTAGATAACGTAGATGGCGGTGTACTAGAGCTAAATAGTGGTTCTGCTGCTAATGATGTAGTTTTAAAGTGGGGTGGTGGCGCAGGAGCTAACAGGTCTACTATGAACATACATCCTGATGGTTATTTTTTTCATCAAGTCAGATATAAGTTAGATGCTGCAAATACTGGAGATTTTAGTCTAGGTATTTGCTCACAAACATCTAATCATGCTACTGGAGCAACAAGTCCAGGAATAACTTTCAACCCTGGATTTAATGAATCAATAAATCAATCAAGTGCTTCTTGGTTCAAAATTGGAAATACTGCAACTATTGCAGCTACTGGCGCATTTGGTTCATTTGGGACTGAAGGTTACTATCAAGAAGCAAGCACCAAAGGAAAGTGGATTACTTGGACAACTTGGTATGATCCTAAAAGTAAATTCATCTATAAAGATGTAAACGGTATTTCAGCAGGTAAACCAAATTCACCTGAAGCTTTAAAATATAGTTTATCTACTGTGGGTCTTACACCACAATTAGATCCAACTTCATCAGGTGGTGCTGTCGTTTATCCATTTGTTGGCTGGAATCCAGCTGGTAATAACCAAAAAGTTCAGATTGATTACGTTTTAATGGGCTACGAAAGACAGGAGGGTTTATACTAATGGCATATTTAATTAAATATACAAAAACAAATGGCGAGTCTGGAGAAGTTTCAGTCGCAAGCGAAAAGAAAGCAGTAGAAAAACTTGAGGCTTTAGGCCCTTGTACTGCTGAAATACAGGAGAAAAAATAATGAGATTAGTAGGAAGTGATGTCAAAACAGCATCTTCAACTTCAACCGCTACAGGTGGTGTAGATCTAACTCAACATAGATCCAGACTAAAAGGGTATGTAATAGCTGGTGGTTCATCAGATGGTACAGTAACTTTTAGAGACGGTAGTGTAACAGGAACAATTTTATTAGTTGCTCCTTGTAATGCTAATGATACAGAAACATTAAGTATCCCGTCAGAAGGTGTATTGTTCGAAAACGGCATACATGCTGTTTTAGCCAATTTAGATAGGGTAACAATATTCCACGCCTAATATGGCAGTAAGCATGAGAAAAGTGCACAAGAGCCCTACAGGGGGTTTAAGTGCTAAAGGCAGAAAATATTACAATAGAAAAACTGGTTCAAATCTTAAAGCTCCTGTAACTGCCAAAAATCCAAAAGGAAAGGCAAAAGCAAGAAAAGATTCATTTTGTGCTAGAATGAGTGGTGTAAAAGGTCCTATGAAAGATAAAAAGGGCAAGCCAACAAGAAAGGCTTTAGCTTTGAAAAAATGGCGTTGTGGGACAACTAAAAAGAAAACTAGGAGAAGTTAGTATGAATTTTTGGGAAAAAGTAGGAAATTTTTTTGGCTGGGTAAAGGTCAGAGCTCGTGATGAAGATGGTCGATATATTGCAGATGACAAGTCGACAGTAGGAAATGAAGCCTATACAATGGTACATAAGGATTTGGTTAAAAAACCAAAACGAAAGTATAAAAAAAGGAAGGTTAAATAATGGCAATTTCAAGCAAGCAAAGCGTTCAAAGAATAGAGGTCTATCCTCTAGCAGATAGTACAGCAGCTGATACAGCTAATGCAAAACACCCTACAGTTATGGTTGTTTATGAAAACACATTAACTGGTACAGGAGCAGATGCTCATTTAGACGGTACAGTTGCAACAGAAGTAAAACATCTAAGTAAATTCGTAGAAGACGGTGGTGCTGCTACTGATTACTCTGGTGAAGAAGCTTTAGTAAAAACAGTTTGTGCAGCTATTTGGGCATAAGTGTACGAATATAAATGCGAAGTAACTAGAGTAGTAGACGGGGATACAGTAGATTGTGTCCTCGATTTAGGCTTTAGTATTCTTCATAAATGCCGTGTACGTCTATACGGTATTGATACTCCAGAATCTAGAACTCGTGACTTAGATGAAAAAGCACGTGGTAAACTAGCAGCTAAATTTCTAAAAGATTCTATAGATAGCGGTAAAGATATAGTTCTCAGAAGCGAACTAAAAGATTCTAAAGGCAAATACGGTAGAGTGCTTGGTTCAATTGTAGTGGATGATTTGGACATCAATAAAGCTATGATAGCTAATAATCTAGCGGTAAAATACTTTGGCCAAAGCAAATCTGACGTAGAAGCTGAACATATGATCAATAAGGATATTTTGATTGCAGAAGGTGCTTACGAGCCAATTTCTGATATATAATCAAAATATGGCTAAGAAAGCAAAAAGCGGCGGTAAGATATGTGCAAAAGGCAAAGCTTGGGCTAAAAGGACTTTTGATACATACCCTGGAGCATATGCAAATATGGCTGCTTCTAAATATTGTAAAGATCCAAACTACGCAAAAGGCGCTAAAGGAAAAAAAGTTAAAAAAAGAGCAGGAGGTCTTGTTAGCAAGATTAGAGGCCAAGGCGCTGTTATGTCTAATAGGAAGAGATAATGGGTCAGTTAAAACAATGGCGTGAACAGAATTGGGTTCGTATAGGGACTGACGGAAAAATTAAAGGTGCTTGTGGCACAAGCAAAGATAAAAAGAACCCTGACAGATGTTTACCTGCAGCCAAAGCAAAGAGCTTATCTCAATCAGAAAGGGCATCTACCGCTAGAAAAAAGAAAAAAGCAGGCAGTAAAGGCAAAACTGTTGTAGCTAATACACCAAAAGCTAAAGTGAAAATGAAAGGTGGTGGATTTATAGCTAAAGGTTGTGGTAAAGTAATGAATGACCGTAGGAAGGTTACAACAATAAGTTAATTATGTATAAAAAAACAAAAGGATATACAGACGGAGGCGAAGCCAAGAAACCTAAAGGTTATGCTATGGGTGGAGCACCAAAAAAACCCAAGAAACCTAAAGGCTATGCTTTAGGTGGCGCAGCAAACAGAAGAAGAGCCAGACAAGGCGCTGAAGTAAATCGTTAATGCCCCATCTCATAAGTAATATACCCCATTTCAAAGTTTGGGTAAGAAGAGATTTCACATCTGGTCACGAAAATTATCAAGGCGAATTTATACATGCCTATGTCATAGCAGTAAACACCATTCCAGACAGATCTTTAAGTTTCCAAGTAGTATTTACTGGGTGCGAGATAGATAGAGAAGACTGGGAAGAGGGCAACATACATGGTGGTGCTATGTGGGCTCGAATGCCTATACAAGGACTTGTTGCAGACATACCTTTAGAAGAATGGCCCGAACCTATGGAAGATCATTTAGCTCAACCTTGGGACTGTGAATCTAGGGATCATTCTGTAGTTGTGATGGATAGAGTAAGCTCATCACCTTGGATAGCAAAGATAGATGGTAATTTTTATCAAGCAAAATACCTATTTACAGTTGACTATACAAATAATGATATTGCAGATGACCCTGCACAACACAAACAATCTCATGTATTATATATAACAGAAGATTGTAAATGGAAAGGTAACTTAGTTGCTTTACCGAACAACAGAGTTAGGGCTACTAGTCCTGCACTCTGGAGAACAGGCGAAGGTGCACCTGACTTTAAACCGTCACAATGGACGCACTCAGCAGAAGGGCACGAAAGCTATCTAGATCCAGCAATCACATTTAACAATTTATATGAAGACTAATGGCAGTTTCAGGTAGCAAAGATTTTGAACTCAATATTACAGAGTTTATAGAAGAAGCATACGAAAGGTGTGGCTTAGAACTTAGAACTGGTTATGATTTAAAAACCGCTATTAGATCAGCAAACCTAATGTTAGCTGAATGGGCTAACAGAGGTCTTAATCAATGGACCATATCAACTGGCACACAAACAGTTACTGAAGGCACCAATAATTATCAACTAGGTACTAGCACAATAGACATTTTAGATGTAACGGTTAGAAGAACCGTAGGGACTGACACAACAGATATACGTATGGATAGGTTGTCTAGATCAGAATATTTCTCTATACCTAACAAAGACTCCAAATCAAAACCTTCACAATTTTTCTTAGACAAGCAAATAAATCCAGTTTTATATTTGTACCCAACACCTGAAAATTCTACCGATATTATCAGATTTACCAAATTAGAAAGAATAGATGATGTAGATTCAGCAACAAACACTATGCAGATGCCCTTCAGGCTATTTCCTTGCTTTGTAGCAGGCCTTGCCTATTACTTATCACAAAAAAGGGCTCCTGAGCGAAGTATGGAGCTCAAAGCTATATATGAGGAAGAATTTAGGCGTGCAGCCGATCAAGATGAGGATAGAGCGTCATTTAGAGTTAGACCTTATCCTGGAGTCAGAAGATGACATATGCGACTGGCAAGTTTGCTAGAGCTTTATGTGATAGATGTGGTTTTGAATATAAATTACATGAAATAAAGAAAGAATGGACTGGACTCAAAGTTTGTGATTCGTGTTTTGAACCTAAACATCCTCAGTTGGGCCCATTTAATCATATAGCAGATCCTGAAGCCATACATGACCCTAGAGTGAATAATGATGTAGAAGCAAACGGCGGTAATGTGTTTTCAAATGATAATCCAATAGGTAGAAGTTTTAGAGGGTTCTTGCTAACATCTGCATTAGGAAGAGTTACAATAACAACATGACATTAACAGAATTAAAAGGACTTATTCAAGATTACTTACAAAATACTGAGACTACTTTTGTAAATGATTTAAATGAAATTATAAAAACGGTTGAAGAAAGAATTTTTGAAGATGTTCAATTTGATAACTTTAGAAAAACTAGCACTTTGACATTTACTGCTGGCAATAAAATACTTACAACACCAGCAGACTTTGTTTTAGCTTTTAGTTTAGCTGTTATTGACAGTAGCTCTGATTATCATTACTTAGACAAAAAACACCCATCATTTATGCAAGAATTTACAGTTGATCCGTCAGATGTAAGTTTACGTGGTTTGCCTAAATACTATGGTGATTTTTCAAAACAACTTGGTGGCTCTAGTCTTGTAGTAGCACCAGTACCAGATCAAAATTACAACGTGGAGTTGAATTATCTGTTTAAGCCTAATTCTCTTGTGACTGACACAACAGGAACTTGGCTTTCACAAAATGCTAGAAATGCTTTGTTATACGGTTGCTTGATAGAAGCCTATACATTCATGAAAGGCGATCCTGATCTTCTCCAGTTATACGATCAAAAGTATAGTCAAGAAATAGCCAGGCTCAAGAATAGAGCTGAAGGCAGAGGGAGAAGAGACGAATATAGATACGATTCTTTACGTACTCCTGTTCGTTAAATAAATATGAAAGAAATAGAAGCTTTAAAAGGCAAGAAAATTGCTTTAGTTGCTATGGGAGCAAGCTGGCATGACTTTTGCCTAAGCAAGACACATAGTGCTCATTTTGATGAAGTTTGGGTAATAAACTCTGTATCAGGAGTTATTTTTCATGATCGTGTATTTATGATGGATCCACCTGCTAGATTCCTAGATACTGAAGACGCATCTAATCAGACAGATATTATGACTGATGTACTAAAGAAACATAAAGGGCCTATCTATACTTGTGAGTTAGATGATAGATGTCCTGGTCTTGTTGAATACCCAATTGAAGAAGTAGTAAAAAAAGGCAAAACTAATTACCTAAACAATACAGTAGCTTATGCTGTAGCTTTTGCTTATTTAGCAGAAGTAGGTGAACTTAACCTATATGGTGTAGATTTTAGCTATAAAAATAATCTACATTACGCTGAAGCAGGCAGA